TCGGCGAGGCCTGCGACTTCGACTACTTTTCTACTCACGGTCTTGCTCCTTCTACTGTATATTGCGAATTGGCATTCACAATAACACGGGAGCGTAGCCGTGTCAAGCCGCCTTGATTATGTCAAATAGGATCAATCACTTAGGGGAGTCGGGAAGTATACGACTTGTTTGAATTTCTCAGCGGAGTTGATCAGCCCCGACTCATGTAGGTCGTCGAGTATTTGCATGCGACGTTTCTTATCGATGCCTCGTGTGTTGCGCGCGATGACCGCTAACGGAGTGTAGCCGTGCTGAAGTGCATTGCGCTGGTTGTCACTGTTCTTCTGATCAGCGTACTTCTGTGGGTTGTTGATAATGCCTTCGACTTTGAACGAATCCTTCTCGATGTAGTTATCACCTGAAGCCGTCGAACTTACCTTAGCCTCCCAGCAGTTGTTGCTCCATGTCACGAGGTCGATTGCCCACTTGCACAGATTGATATCGATGACCGGTCGCTGTGCGTCTATCCCTACCGCTGCGAGGCCTGCGAGGATAAGTGCATTTTGATTTGCTCTCGCCCAGCTGTACTGACCCGCTCCGGCTCGACGTCTGGATGTCTCCTCAAACTTGTCGAATGTAGTGTAGGTACGAGTGTCTTCAAATATTACTTCAGTGAAATCACCGTCAGCAGGCTCGTGATCTCGGAGCTGTTTCGAATGCCTACTAATTATAGATGGGAATACGGTACTGCGATTTAAGTTTCTACTGCGAAACTCCGTACCTGTGTCAAAGAGAATGAAACGATTAACGAAGCCTGTCTCAGATGCCGCACTGGTCAGCGCTTCCATCAGCATCTCAGGTTGCGCAGTAGCGAGCACCGTAAGGAAAGGATAATCGAGAGCCGGGATTGATTGCTTGCGTCCGGGGGTTGCGGAGACGTGACTGTTTGCCTCACCGTACAGCGAAATGACGTGACTTAGTGTTGTGTAATCGGGTGAGTTGGAATTCTTCGCCGCTGCCATGTAACGAGCTGCCTCATCCCACAGCCAGCACGCCATGCTTTCCTCGGCAAGGACGTCGAGCATCACATAGTAGGATTGAAAACCTTTAAAGACGACGTCCTCCAGTCCCATTTTCTTTCCGAAAGTCCTGATAGCTCGTATCACTGAAGCCTTCCCTCCGCCGGTCGGAGCAGTGACCATCAGATAAGGTTGCAGTGGTGTCTTCCAGTGCTGCACGATGTAGTGGTTGCAGGTTGCTATCGCAGTGCACATGATCCCTGCAGCTAATCCAAAGATCGGCTGATCTACAAACGACTCTCGGCACGCCCACTGGCTAACCTCCCCAATAAGACCGGGCACTTCTAACAATGATTCATCGAATGCTAGTGTCGCCGACGTAGGCTTGAGATTCGCGGGGGCCAGGACCACCTTACCCTCCGCCTTGCCACTCTCTGTCCACCTGCGCAGTGCTGTGATCACCGGCATGCTCATCCAATCTTGCAGCGTCGTGAATCCCTTCGTGCGATCACCCGCGTGGTGTTTCTCTATGGTGTTAACAACGGACCCTTTGCGGTCGGCGAGTTCGTCTTCATCCTCCTGAATAACAGTGAGTACCGCAGCCATCACGCGTTTAATCTTATCGGCCTGCCACTCTTGATGACACAGTGCTCCCGTGCACGCATGCACGTAGTCGTGACGTGATCCTTCTGTCGGGTAGAAGTGAGTGAACACCGCAGCGACTGCGATCTCATCGGCGTAGCGTTCCATCTCCAGCTTGCCCAGCTCGGCGAACTCGGCATCCATATCATTGGAGAAGTACTTCCCCCCATCAGGGTGCGTCGAGGGAGGGATAACTGACTGTGCTCCCGTGGAACGGATCTCGATGACGGTGCCCAGTTCCGACACCTGCCACTTGTGCGTTTCAGCTCCGACGATGCGGTAAACGTAGTGAGAATCTTCTTTGTCGGTGTGCCCGTACATGAATGTCTCGGGCAGGATGTATTCAGCTACCCAGACAGCCTCATCCATGTCCAGATCGATGTCGGTAGCGTGGTCAGAAGCCTCGCCCCAGAGCGCGCCGATGTTATCTCCCGGCTTGAAAGCTCCGTTTTTGAAATCTTCTCCAACCAGCCTCAAATGGGGCCAGTCCTTGCCCTTGGGACGTTTTGACCTGCTTCGAAGCGGTACCGTGTAGACCCCCTTCTCTAGCCAGTCCTCTGCGGTTTGCGCAAGGAAGTCAGTTGATTTACTCTGTGCCAACTCGTCCTTCCTTGGGATCTGGGTACTGGGGAGGGAGTGTTGAAACCGTCACGGAATTTACGCTCCCTCTCCAATTTTGACTGAGTGTTTATTGTGCTGCGGGACCGACCATCCTACAGCAGAACCGGAGCACTGCAAATGGTCTCGATCCAACTGGGCTCATGACGAGTATCAACCCCGACTGCACTGAGTGTGGCCTCTACGCCACTGCACATACGGTGTGCATGAGCGGGGATGGACCTCGAAAAAACGTCAAGGTCATGGTGATCGGAGAGGCTCCCGGTGCGCAGGAAGATAAACGCGGCGTTCCCTTCGTCGGTGACTCCGGACGGATTCTGAGAGGGGAGTTGCAACGTAATAACCTGGACGAGGACACCTACATTACCAACCTCGTCAAGTGTCGCCCCCCCAAGAATCGAACTCCCACCGCAGCAGAAATTAAAGCGTGTCGTCACTACCTCGATGACGAGATCGCTGAGTTAAATCCCGCTTACGTCGTTACCGCTGGAGTTCCCGCGACTAAGACGTTGTTTCGAGGCAGAGCTAAGATTAATCAATTCCATGGCGAGGTCATTGAGAATTCTAAAGTCGGTTACATCGGTATGCCAATATTCCATCCGGCGTACACGCTTCGCGATCCGTCGAAGCTCCCCGGTTTGAAGGATGACATTGCTCGGCTTGCCCGCCTCATAGAGAGCGGCCTGCGCAAGGAGACAGTCAACTGGTCGGTTGTCCGGAAGGGTAACCTCGACACCTTCATACGAGAGTTTAAGGAGGCACCCGAATTCGCATTCGACACGGAGACGTCTGGGCTTTTCCCATTCGAGGAAGACGGGTACGTCACTGCAATCGGGATTGCTTTGGCTCATAAGACTTGGGTCATTCCTGGGTTTATGCACCCTGATTACCAACGATTTTCCCATAGCCCCTTTGCGCACGGAGACGCTCTTCGGAAACTGATGCAATTGCTTTTTGCTATCGCTCATAAAGATAAGAAGCGGACGTACGCTCAGAACGGGAAGTTCGATAACAAGTGGATGCGGTGTAAGTTTGGTGGGTCTTTTTGGCTGACGTTCGACGTCATGCTGGCACATCACGTGCTCGATGAAAACCTAGCCCACGATCTGACCAGCATGTGCCGTACACACCTTGATGAGCCTGAGTACGACATCCCGCTGGCGGAGAAACAGGGCAAATCCGAGAAGCCCGTGCGCAACTACAAATACTGTGCACAGGACGCTGCGTACACGCTCAGGCTGGGCAAACTGTTCGAGGAGATGCTCAGGGAGCAGCCCAGCCTGCATCGTCTCTACTGGAAGATCACGATGCCCGGTGCCCGCGCGATGGAAGATGCCGAGATGGAGGGGCTCACCGTCGATGAGCCTGCCCGCAAAGAGATCGGGCTGCAGCTGCTCTCACAAAAGATCACAGCGCGCGAAGAGCTGAACGAGATGACTGGCTACGAGGTGAATTGGAATTCACCACAGCAGATCGCACACCTGTTATACGAAGAGCTGGGCCTGACGTGCAAGGTATTCACTGCGAAGAAAGCGAAGTCTACGTCCGAAGAAGCACTGTCCCACCTCAAGCACCCCGTCGTTGATAAGCTGCTCGAATTTCGTGGTGCCGACAAAAATTTCAACGTGTACATCAAGGGCTGGCAGAAATATAGAATCGGCGACCAGTACTTCTTCGATTACAAACTGCACGGCACTGTCACTGGCAGATATTCTTCTCCGCTGCATCCTATCCCGCGCGATGGAAAGATTCGCAATTTGATCACTGCACCCAAGGGTTGGACGTTCGTTGCCATGGACATTGCCACGGCAGAGATGCGCATTGCTGCACACCTCTCCCGTGATCCTGAAATGATGAACTGCTTTAACGAAGGCATCGATGTGCATTGGCGCACGATGATTGAGAACCTGTCCATCAGTCAGGAGAGCGAGTGGACTGACAGAGTGTGGTTCACTGCAGAATGCCTTGAGCCAACCTACATGCGCTGCAGTAACCCATCGTATAGCGATTGCCTCGACATCATGCTCGAAGCAGGACCAAAAGCCTGCACCAAGGTCGAGCCGAAATGGTACGACGGCAGGACCAGAGCAAAAGCAGTTAACTTCGGTTTTATTTACGGGATGTATGAGAAGAAATTCATTGAGCAGGCGAAGAAGGATTACGGGTGGACCCCGACGATGGCTGAAGCAAAGAACGCACGTAAGGCATATTTTCGTCTCTACTCACGACTCGATAACTGGCATCGCAAGACTAAACAACTTGCTCGTGCGAACGGTCACGTGCGCTGTCTGACTGGTCGGTTGCGCAGACTTCCCGGCATCCAGGCCAAAGACAAGCACGTACGTATGGAAGCTGAGCGTCAGTCAGTCAACTCAGGTGTTCAGGCAATGATTGGCGACTATAAAGTAATGATCCTTATCCAGATCCACCAGACCTTCCCACGCAACAAGGTGCGGCTGGTCGGTGAGCATCATGACTCGGTGCTGACCATCGTAAAGAACGAATACATCGACGAGTGCGTTCCGAAGATGTTGAAGATGGCAAAGCGACCGAAGCTGATGAAGACATTCAAAATCAGACTCAACGTCCCAATGGAGGGCGAGGCAGAGCTGGGACCGTGGGGTAAAGGGGTGAAGTACGATGTCGCAGCCTAAAGAAATTATTAGTTTCAGCGAAGTCAATTCGTACCGACGCTGTCCAAAAAGTTGGGAGTACCGCTACTCTCAGCGCATCAAGCGCAGGTTCAAAGGTGTGCGTCTGCTGAAGGGTGAGATGCTGCACGAGATGCTGAACGCTTACGTGTTCGCGAAGATGGACCACGATTACGAGGGTCCTGATCCGTGGGACGTGCTCGAAACGTACGCCGAAGAGTTTGCCACCTACTTCGAGGAAGAGCGTGACATGCACGGAGATGTCATCGGCGACTGCGGCAAGATCTTCGAGGGTTATTTACGTAAGTACAAGAAGGATCCGTTGACGTACGAGGCAAGTGAGATCAAGGTCGAGGTGGATCTGGACATCGAGCCGTTCCACATCCCGGTCACATTCATCGGCTTCATCGACAAGATTGCAACTGACCCGCAGGGACGTCGGTGGGTGATGGACCATAAATTCCTGAAGAGCATTCCAACGGCTGACGACCGATTCAGCGAGCTGCAGCTGCTGCTGTATGTCTGGGCCTACGGCATGGAAAATCCGAAAGAGAAGATCGATGGAGTGTGCTGGGACTACGCACGCTCGAAGGCACCGACGGAGCCAGAGGTGTTGAAGAAGGGAGGCCTGTCGAAGCGTAAGAACCTGGACTGCGATCCATACACCTATCTCAAAGCAATCCGAAGAGAAGGTCTCGACGCAACCGAGTACGTGGACATGCTGGAGTTGCTCGAAGGGAAGGAAGATACATTCTACGAGCGTGTGTTCCTGCCCACTCCCGGCACCGACATGATCGTCGAGGTGGTCAACGATTTCTTGCAAACATCAGCAGAGATTCAGGCAAAGAGAGACGGTGGGCGTTGCTCTCGTAGCATGTCATCGTTTAACTGCGCCACCTGTGAGTACCGAATGATCTGTGAGGCTGAGGTCCGGGGTCTCGATGCTGACTTCATTAAGAAGAGCGAATACATAGAACGAGGAAGTGCCCATGCCAGCTAGAAAAAAAGTGACAAAAAAACGGAAGCCGGGGAAGAAACTGGATCCGAAACCCACCTCTATCCTCGACAAAATCCAGCCGGTGACGGAACTCAAAACCAATCTGGTCATGCTCGTGTATGGTCGCTCCGGCTCCGGCAAGACACATTTCGGCTCGACGTTCCCGAAGCCCATCCTGTTCATCGACACGAACGAGCGGGGCACTGAGACCATTGCAGATATGGAAGAGATAGATGTCGTGCGTGTAACTCAGTGGAGCGAATTCGACGAGCTGTACTGGGCACTACTCAACAAGGAGACTTCAATTGAGTATGCATCCGTCGTCATAGATCAGGTCACCAACCTGCAAGATATCGGTATGGCGGAGGTGCTACGCAAGGGGCGTAAGGGACGCGACGAAACTTTCACACAGCGTAACTGGGGACAGCTCTCCGGCATGCTGAAACAAACGATCAGTGATTTCCGAGACCTGTCGGATCACTACAACCTCTTACTGATTGCGCACGAGCGCATAGATGAACCGGGAGATGAGGAAGAGGAGCACATCGAACCCAACATCGGTGCGCGCGTGATGCCATCAGTAGGATCCTTCCTCGATGGTGCGGTTGATGCCATCGGGTCCACGTTCATCAAGGAACGCTGGGAAACTGAAGACAAAGAAGAAGTGCGCCACGTGGACTACTGTATGCGGGTCGGCCCACACGCATTCTATTCGACAAAGATCCGCAGACCGGTGTCCGCAGGGCCAATCCCTGAGCTGATTGTCAATCCGACGTACAAGAAGATTAAGGATCTGACCTCGGGCAAACAGAAACCAAAACGTAAAATCAGGAGACGAAGCTAATGCCTAAACGGAAAGCACCAACGAAAAAGCGTGGCTCAAAAAAGAAAGCTGCGGGGGGGCGACGGAGCAGATCCAATGTCATTTCAGTAGATTTCACTGACGTTGAAG